GGTTGATTTTGCATATCGGCAACACTACCAAAGCATTTAATAACTTCATTATAAATTTCAGGGAATGATGCAACTGGAGTTGAAGGAAGAACTTCCGAGCCAATTCTAAATTGATATCCGGTGCTATTTGCTGAACCTACACCAAAAGCACAATGGGATGAAGGAAAAACTGCATCACCTCCGGCACTTGATCTAGTTGCGACTAAAATACTTTTAAGAGAACTGAATTTTGAGGGAATTGGAAAAGAAATTTGTGTTTGTGTGGTAGCAGGTAATTGTGCACTATTAGTATATGTTCTCCAAGAAGGGAGGACCATTTGGATGGGATTACTTGATCCAGCTTTAATAGCAGAAATTACGGAATCGCTTAATTCCAAAAATTCACCACAATAAGCAATATTATTAGCAGTAAATGAAAGTCCAGCACCTCCTTGAACCATCATTGCTCTATTCAATGAAGATTGTAAAACAATTTCAATTCTTAAGGGTGCAGCGGTCATCTCCCATAAAGGAAGATAAGAATTTTGGGACAATGCTCCGACAAGTGAAATTAAATTTATGGCAAAAGGAAAAGGAGTTCCACCAGCAGTAGTAGCAAGGGCACCTGTAGCTCTTCCTCTATTAACTGAACGAACATTTTGAAGTGCAGCTGCACCAGTTCCTACACCTGAAAACTCGGGGTTGGTTCCGGTTGTAATGCTAAATCTTCCTTTAACAGCATCTTCACTGGCTTGGTAATCATATAATACTTTGGCAAGTTGGCCGTAGTTATCAATATCTTCTAAAAGATTTGAGCCATGGAAAACTCTTATTCTTTGGATGAATTGATGCCAACCGCAAGATTCTAAACAAGAACTGGTGGAAGCAGTTGAAACAATTAAATTAAAAGTTCCCTTTAAATAAGATTCACTGGGAATTAAAGCAGTATTGGCTCTTGTGGGAATATTAATGGTAATAGTATCACCGGGAAGATACCCAGAGGTTGAACCTTGGGGTTGGATTTGAGTTAAATATCTTCTGGCACTGGCAGATTCGGTTTTACCTACAAATTTTAAATTAGAGGGGATCATTTATATTATTTACAAATAAAAAAATAATATAAAATTAAATTAAAAAAGAATTAAATAAGAATTTATTTTCTTATCTTTTCCAAACCAGCAGTTTTTTTAACAACGGCATCCGCGATTTTCTTAACAATTTGATTTCTATATAATGGCATTTTAGACCCAATCATATTTTTTCCTAATGGCATTTTAGACCCCATCATATTTTTTCCTAATGGCATTTTACTTCCAAGCATTTATATTATATTCAAATATTTTATTTTTCTTTATTCTGTGAATTTAATACAATCTAATTGTAATAACATTTGATAATTTATTCCATTTAAATTTATAAGACGTCCATCATTATCAATTATTCTTATTTGAATTTGGTCCAATTTATTGATATACAAATTTGTCTTAAAATTATTTGGATTTTGATAATTTATAATACTAAATGGCGCTACATATACAGGGATTGTTGCTAAAATATTTAAATTATTTGTTTGTGCTACATTGACATTACCAGTTGGGAAATTACATTCAATATTTAAAGCTCTTATTTGATTTAGATTAACAACATCCCGACTATATAAAATATTTGCTATAGATGTTGTTTCATATGTTTTTGAAAATCCGATTGCGTGATTAAATGTGTTAGGGTATATTGTAAAATTTGATGTTGTATGTGTAAATAATAATTTTGATGTTGTTGTGCTATATGTAATATTATAATTTGCTCCCATTGCTGATTTTAAAATATCTATTACTTGTGTTATTGTATAATTGCCGGGTTGCACATAATATATTGTTGGAGTATCACCAACAACTCCAAATTCAAAAACATTATCAACTGATGTTATACTATAAAATGAATATGGAATTTGCGCACTTTGTAATGATAAATAAATATGATGACCGTCAGGGATTTCAATGACTGGTAGATAATAAATACAATTAGCAGTATTGCCATCGACAGTTTGCGTTGCGTATCTGGAGTTTAAATATATTTGTATGCTTTCATTTTGCATTATAATATATTAGTAGATTTTAAAAAAATCTACGGCAAAAGTTTATATATAGTAATTAACTTTTTATAAGTGTTAATGGATTAAAATTTCTATACATTTTATTTTCAATTGTATCAATATCTAAATGTGAATACTCCTCACCAAAAGCATAATCAAATAATTTCTTGGCATCTTCTTCCTTCATTTGTAATAATTCTTTATTTATTGTTAAAAATTCTTCACTATTTTTTGGCTTAAAAATAGTTGCATAGGTGGTTTGTTTTCTTAACATTTTAGGCATATACAAAAATGATTGTAAGCAAAATATAAAACAAGTATTTAAATGTCTGGCTTTTATTAACATTTTGTTTAATAATTTTTGGACGTCTTTTTCCTTAAGTGAGCTGGCAAAATCATCTATTACTACGCAATTATATTCAATTTCATCATCATCATCATCATTAGCTTCTTTTATATCAATTAGTTCATTGTTAAGTTCATCCAATGTTTCATAATTCAATTCGTGATATACTTTATCGTGATTGGCAAAAGGATGGTTTTGAATTGAATTGAAACTGATTGATGGAGTAAATAAATAAAGATTATGAAATTTACGATGGTATTGACCGTTTTTTTTAAAGGCGCCCATAAGTAGTGATGTCTTACCAGAACCACCAGAACCAACCAATAAATAAATCATACCATTACGACGGCTTATACCATCCGGAATGTCTTTTATATATTTATCCATTTTTTCTTTGATAGGTTTTGTCTTTTTTATATTGGGATTTACTTCTTCCTTTATATCAATGATAGGCATTATTATTATTAATGCAGATTTATTTTTTACATTTAATTAAGTAAAAATAAAATCTTGTATATATATATATGAACGAGCCACTCACCAAAGAAAAGAAACCCAGAACCGAGGCACAAATCCAAGCAACAGCAAGAATGCGTGATGCATTGGAGAAAAAAAGATTAACACCAACCGAAAAAAAACTAAGATTAAAAGCCATTAAAGACCAATTAAACGGAATAACACCTAATAAAGATATTGATGAGGAACCAATGGAAGATGTACCAAAGGAGATTTTAGACCAAAAACCTAAAAAAAACCTTAAAAATGTTCCTCCTCCTACAATACCAAAACCTGAACCTAAAGTTGTTTATGAGTCCGGCTCGGAGCAAAGTGAAGAAATCATTGTTGTTAAAAAAAAGAAGAAGCCAAAAAAGAAAACAATTATATATGAAGAATCCGAAAGTGAGGAAGAGGAAGTTATAAAACCACAAACCCGCGAAACCAAATCACAAAAAAATGTTAAAAGTAAATTTAAAATTTCAACTCCGGAACCCGCCCCAATTTGCTATTTTGAGTAGATTTTAAAAAAATCTACGGCAAAAATTTATAAAATTGTTAAGGAAAAAAACATTTAATTTTTAAAAGATTTTTTTATAATTTTTTGTTATATATACGTATATATAATAATTTATTTATAACATTTATATATGTTATTATATATTTTTACATAAAACTTTATTTTTTTGTTTTCAAAGTTTTATATATAATAAAATCAATTTGTATATATATTTTTTTCATACATATACATATTATGTTAATATATAGATTAACTAAATTTAAGCATAATCTTAATATAACCATTTTATAAAATTAAGTTTAAACTTAATAAAACCATTTTATAAATTTAAGTTTAAACTTAATTATTTTTTAATAAAAATAAGATTTTAATATAAAATAATAATCTAATATTATTTTATATGTATATAGTTGAATCAAGTAGAATAAAATCTGGTAAAAGATTTATGGCAATTTTTCATAATGGAAAAACAATTCATTTCGGTCGGTATGGTGGGGAGACTTACATATACCACGGAGATAAAGATAAAAGAACAAACTATATAAAAAGACATCAAAAACGTGAAAATTGGAATACACCCTATACTGCAGGGTCATTAAGCAGATGGATCACGTGGGGTGATAGCACTGATATTAATGAAAATATCAGGGCTTTTAAAAAAAGATTTAATATTGTTTAATAACTGTAATTACCATCAACATTTGTATGAATTGCGCACCACGCTAAATAATGATAGATTTTATCGGGATTTTTACGGAGGATTTCTTCTAAATTACTTAGGTCATCATTCCGCCTTTTTAATTTCAATTCAAAATTCATTTTTTCTTCTTGTCTTTTACAATTTATGCATAATCCGTTTTTCATTATGCATAAAAGAATGTAAGATTTACAACTATAACATTTTGATATCATTTATATTTATTATTTAGATTTAATTATTTATACATTCCAAACAAACATATCCATATTGTATATATATATATTTATATTTTAAAAATGCATATTCATTATCAAAACATTTTTCACATATAAAATTATTACAATCACGGCAATAATCATATTTACATTTATTTTTACAACTATAACATTTTGATATCATATGTTTATAGTATAGATTTTATTTTTTTATTTTTTTATAATCTTTATAAATTTGATTTAGCCAAGAATACATAAAACCAATGCAAAATCCTATCATATGTTTATTATATAGATTTTTTTATTAATACGTGTGATGTTTTTTTTTTACTTTGTTCGTATTTTTTATTATAACTTTGAAAAAAAAAATTATTTTTAAATATTAATCTAATCATCCAAATATCTTCTAACATTAAATATATATTAGCATTTTCATTATTAATATTATTATTGTATAAATATTCATAAATATTTAAATGTTTATCTTTTTTATGTTTATAAAAATCATTACAACTATCTAAATATGGAGGATCTAAAAAAATTAAATTTGATTCATCATTTTTATATTTTTCATAAATATTTATTCCATCTTCATTGTAAAATTCAATATCAGCATTTTTATAAAAATTATATATAGGATGTTTGCGTAAATCAATAATATCAGTATATGGCCTATTTGGAAATAATCCTGGTCTTATACTATAAACTTTATGTGATATAAACCAAGAATAAATATTATTTTCTTTTACAATATCATTGTATAATATTTTATTATCTTTAAAACTTTTAATAAGTTCAGTAGTCTCTTTATTAAAAATGTCAATTTTTTCTTCATCTTTATAAATTTTATACATTTCATAAAAATAAGGATTTACATCATTTATAATAAATTTTAAATTTGGATGTTTTTCCCATAAAAAATAACTAATTGCGTGTGTCCCTCCAAATGGTTCAATAATTGTTGTTATATTTGTTAAATCTATATTATTATAAAAGTGTTGAAATTCGTTTCTTTTATTTCCAGAATAAGCAATATAAAAGTGGTTGTTTGGCATATATATTATTATATAGATTTTATTTTAATAATAAAAATATTTAATAACAACAGTTTTTTTTATCCTACACTATCCTACACCTATCCTACACACTACCCTACACTTATATTTATTATATTATTATTGTATAATTATTGTATATATTTATATATTTATATTAAATATATTAAAAAGTGTAGGATGTGTATAGAGTGTATGATTGTTTTCATTTTTACAAAAATGAAAAATGAAAGGGAGGGGGGG